TATTATTCGACCTCTTAATTATATTAGGGCTTTCGCCCCTCTCCACGCTGTTAAGCTACTCTACCGTGAATCGCCATCTTCATTCCCTTTCGAAGATCGCCACTGTATAGTGAGCGGTTCTCGACAGCGTGAAGGTAGCGTTGATAGCCTGTACCCTGGAAACGTGGGTCAATGATAGTCTCGTCATCTATCTCCTGCAATATCCGCCACAAAACATGTATTGGCGTTGCAGTACGAAACAGCTTGTTGGCAATGAGCCACCAATCTTGAGCATCAGAAGAATAGCTCAAGAAACGCATCCACGACATCGAATGATCTCGTTTCGCGTGCCGTTCTGGGAAAACCATCCTCTTGACTAGATCCCATTCCTCACGGCGATCAGTCGCGTTCACCCAGTAATGACCAAGGAAATTGACATGCGAGGTTATCTCGCTATTCATGTGGTCCGAGTCAACCAATGAACTCTTCTCCACACTCACAATAATGCCCAACTCGGAAGCGTGCTTCGTGACGTCCGCGAGAGGGAGTTTCATGTGAGAGCCGACAATCGCATCGTCCCCAAGTATGAGGCAATTTCGCTGATCCACACCTTTTCCAGTCGCCTGAATAAAGATGTAATTCAGAATGATGAGATTGCAAATGCTGTCAACCTGTGAGGTGAAAGCACTGCCAGAAGGCACACCTCTGTGCACGCGATACATCTTGCGGTCATGGTTCAACAGCCGACTGTGAATAAAATCATTGACTAGACGCCAGTACAATTCCTCTTCGTCTACATTCATCACAAGGAACTGTTCCATGATGTTGAAAGCATCACGGATTAGCGTGGCTCCAAGTGACGCATCGAATCCCGAGTAATCTAGCGAGTACGTGTATCGGTACTTGCTTTGGAATTCTGAGACGAATGCGCCTTTTTCCTGAGAATCCAAGCCCCAGGCGAAAGGACGAAGTCTTTCCAGTCCACGATGGATGACTTTTGAGAAACGCGTAGCCAGAATAGTCGTACCAAGCGGTGCCATCCATACGAGCCGAGTCTTTGGACCAACAGACCCATGCTGAATGCGATGACCAGCGACGTAGGGATCAAACTCACGTTGCCCAGATGCAATGAGATCGGCGTGTACCACTGCCTGCCCAACAGCATCCCGATTGCTACAGAAATAAGGAGCACCAGCATAATTATCCATGTGGATATACGTACTGACAACCTCAGATACCGATAGAGGCTTGCCCCTTCTGGCTGCACGACCCGCACAACTATACGCTGAACGGACTGCATGTCGGTAAGACTCTTTTGAGAAACGTCCGCCGCTGAAACCTGCGACAGATCCACTGCCAACGACTTGATCGGAAACGGAAGCTCGTTGGTGTGT